GTTTTTCAGCATTTGAAGATCAATACTTTATTATGAATACTGACTTTGACGCTGATATGAGTGTAGACGTTCTTGCTACAAGTTATTTTAGAAATGACGCTGAATTAAAATCTAACATGGCTTTAATTGATGGATTTGGAGACCATGACACAAATAGACTTTTAGAAGTTTTAGGAACTCAATATGTAGCATTTACTGAAGCTGAGTTAACAGCACTAGCAACAGTTCCAGCAGTAATAATTGATAGAGACTTCTTCCAAGTTTATAACTATTCATTTGATAATGAAGCACCAACAAGATCTACAGAGTTCTTTAACCCCGAAAGTTTAAAGACAAATCATTGGCTTCATACATGGAAAGTAATGTCAAGCTCGCCATTTGCCCCAAGTATAGTTTTCAGCCAAGTAGAGCCTGAAGTAAATAGTGTTACAGTATCACCTGCAACAGCAACAGTAACAGCAGGACAAACAATTCAAATGAGTGCTGTAGTTGTTACAACTGGATTTGCTAATAAAGCTGTACAATGGACTTTAGATAGTACATCAGTTGAAGCTGGAGTTGACATAACTGAAGGAGGGCTTTTAAAAGTTCCTGCAGGAGCAACTGGTACAATTACAGTAACAGCTACATCTATATACGACGCTACAAAGAGCGCAACAGCAACTATTACAATTGCTTAATTAATAAAAGGGTAAGGGTATAAAGCCCTTACCTTATTTTAATATAGGAGGAAATATGAAAACAAAGACAGTAAACTCACAACTTTATAATTTTAAAACATATATAAATTATAAAGATAAAATGATGTCACTAGCTTTAAATGTTTTTCAGTTTAAAAACATGGATCCATTTATTGATATGTCACGCGTTAATTATTCTCTATTTTGTAATGGTAGCATAGCATTTTTTAAAGATGATGTTACAGATAATTTAGTAGCACTTCCTTATACTGTTGTTGGTAGTCTTGATATGTACGGACGCCCTCAAGCAATTCGACCACTTCCATATTTTGGAGCGTACAATAGAACTCTTTACAAGAAAAATAAAGAGTTTGTAATCATGTATGATAACGAAGCAAGGCTTCCTTTATATCCTAATTTAGTAGCAAGTGCAGAGCGCTTAGCATTAATAAAAAGAACAATTGATATCAATATCTCACAGCAGTCTACAAACAGAATTTGGACAGCACCTGAAGAAAAGATTTTAACATTAAAAAGACTTTTGGATGAAGTTGATTCTAAAGTTAATACAATAGTAGGATATGACGGACTTGATGTAAATGATATAAACTCAATTTTAAATATAGCACCATATGTTGCTGATAAATTAAATGACGCTAAAAAAGAAGAGTGGAGCGAGTTCTTAGAAATGATAGGAATAACATCAAGCGTAACTCAGAAAAAAGAACGTCTTATAACTGATGAGGTATTCACATCTATGGGAGGAACTATAGCAAGTAGATTTAATCGCTATGAATCAAGAAGAAAAGCAGTAGAAGAAATAAACAATACTTTTGGAACTCAAATAGAGGTTGAGTTCTATGATGGACTTCCTACTACTATTAAGGATCCTACTGAATATTTAAATATATCAGAAGAAAGCGAGGGGATACCAAATGATATACCGACTATTTCCAACAATGAGCAAGATGAATGAAGCCTTAACACAATGTGACTTGCCACCAACTTTATATAGTCTTATGGAAAGTAAAGTAAATTTCGGAAATGATAATCCTGTAAAAATTGAGGCTTTGCCTGAAAACTTTAGAAACTATTTATTTGACTTTAGTTATCCACTTGATGACATTTACAAAGAAAATTTTGAAAATATGTTTTTAACACATTATATGTTTAGAAGAATAGGATTCGAAACTTACTTATCTTTTAAATTACATTTAAAAGTAAAATTAAATGAAATAATGCCAAAATATAACAAAATGCTAGAGGGATTTTCTAAACTTAACTTTAATGGATTTGTTGAAACTCATGATAGAGTTACAAGTGATATATCGAACGGACAAACTATTACTAATAATACTTTAGATAGTAGAAATTCTAACACGCCTCAAGGTCAATTATCAGATGTACGAAGTGGAGAGTATGTAGATAATTATATGTATAATCAAAATGACACTACTACTAACGCAAACGCTAACACTAACACAAATGAAAACATCACTATTAAAAGAAGTGACGAGATAGATGAATATAAAAAATTCATAGATTATGTAAATAATATTTATAGTGATATCTTTAAAGAGTGCGATTCACTATTTTATGGATTAGTTTAGAGGAGGGATAATATGAAACTAACGCCTTTTAAAAGATGGACAATAGAAAATTTTCCATTTATAGAAGCTGACTTTGACGCAATAACTAATTATCAGTTATATTGTAAAATAGTAGAATATTTAAATAAAGTTATAGATTCTCAAAATACAGTTATTGCTGAAGTTGATGAAATGAAAAAATATCTTGATAATTTAGATATACAAGAATTAGTAAATAATAAACTTGATGAAATGGCAGAATCAGGACAACTTACTGATATAATAGCACAGTATTTAGATTTAGCAGGAGTTCTTGCCTATAACACTATAGCAGATTTAAAAAACGCTACAAACATAGTAGCAGGATCTATTTGTTACACTTTAGGACAAAATATTTATAATGATGGAAAAGGAGCTTTTTATAAAATAAGAGTTGTAACTACAAGTGATGTTATAGATAATTTTAATATTGTAAGTATTACTAACGATAACACTTTAGTAGGAGAGAGAATAAATCCAGCTATTATACCAAAAAAATATTTATTTATAGGAGATAGTTATACAGAAGGATATACACCAGATGGAAGTGTTACAACTTTTCCAGAGTTATTTAGACAACGTATGGGGCTTTCAACTAATCAAGTACAAGTTGCTTATCATGGAGGTTATGGATTTGGAAGAGATGGATATAAATTTGAAAGTATTATACAAGGATTAAGTAATGATGATGAAATAACAGATGTTATTATATTAGGTGGCTATAATGATAGAGGACAATCATATAGTAATATTTATAATGGTATTGAAACTTGTAAAAATTTAATTAATACGAAATTTAAAAATGCTACTTTACATATAGGGCAGGTAGGATGTTCTAATAATAGTGCTAATACATATTCTTTGTATGGGGTAAGTACAAGTTATAGAAATGCTTGTTTAGCATTACATATTAAATATATTCATAATATTGAATACGTCTTACATAAATATTTTCTTGATTTTTCAAGTGATGGCTTTCATCCAAACCAAAATGGTCATAGTGATTTAGCTTATGCTATTGAAAACTATTTTACTAATAATTATTTAAATTTAAAAATTCCATATGTAAGTATGACAGCATCAAATGAAGAAAATTATACTTTACCAACAACACTTGATCAAAGATTGACTTGTACTTTAACAAATAATAATACATTTATATCAAATAAAAATTTAATTATTATAGGTGTAAATAGCGTTAATATGAACGGAAATAATACTTTATATCGTATTGGTACACTTACTGGTGGACTAATAATAGGCTCTACATATTATGTAAATAGTATACCTTTAACTTTTATAGTAAAAACTAATGGCGTATATAAAAATGTACCTGGTGTTATCTTTTTTGAAAATGGTGGGATATATATTTCTTTTGTTTCTATTAATGACGCAGGAAATAATTATGCCTTATACAATAATGTTACTGAAATACAAATACCGCCTTTTAGTTCAACATTTACAAGTGATTTAAGTTAAAATAAAAAAAGAACTCATATGAGTTCTTTTATTATACAATATTATTTGTAAGATTATAGTTTCCTAAGTTATCATGACTATGCCATAAAGTTATACCACGCTGATATAATTTATTAATAGTTGCTAAGTCATTACTAGGAACTCCTGTTACGTTTGCCTTCTGATATGCTAATAACTCTCCTCCTGCAATTTGTACGTAGTTCCAATTTTGTCGTCCTGTTAAGTTAGGAATTTTTACTCTATTAATAGTATAGCCTTGTCTATCAAAATAATCGTCAATACTTCTTGCAAACTCTCTTTTTACGCTCATTTTGTAAAAGTAGAATCCATTAGACTGACTACAAACATTAATATCTCCTCCGTTTGTATTTCCCCTTGCAGTATGTTGTATAAAAGAGTGTTGATATCTTTGTCCCATTTGACTTACTATTGATAATCCACCACCCATAGCAGACATCGGATTCCCTGTAGCTAATCCTCCTGCTAATTCTAAAACTGCGCTTGCTTGTCCGACAGCTAAGTTAACAGCGTTTTGAGTTAACCAGTTAGTGTAAGTATCTTCACTCCAGTTTAAAGCTGGAAATTTTCCTGCAATTAATCCGCACTCTTCCCCATACGCATAGTCATAATCATAAGGAACTAACTTAAATGACCCTCCAACTACAGGAACTCCTTTTATTTCAAAATCACAATGATTAGGATATTCCTGTGAGTAAAATCTTTCATAATGATAAATATTACTACTTCCATTATTATTACTTACTAATAAATAAGAATATGGAAAAGTTAACAATTTATTATTTCGTGGCGTATATGTATCGACCGTTGAAGGCTTATCTATTATCATATAATCAGAGTATGGACTTGTTTGTCCGAACCAAAGACCACGTGTAACTCCAGCAGGAACATTTTTTAAAAAACGGCGTGGAATCATAAAACAATTATATACTGCGTCCCCTCTACCATTACTATCAAACTCATTTAATATATAAGTAAAATCAGTAATAGTATCAGCAAAATAACTTTTACCTGCTAAATATACACCACCATAGTCAGTAGGGTCAGTGTTTCCTGTTAAATAATCTTCAGAAGCTTGAATCATATAGCATAATGTATCAAAGCCGTCGTAATATTCTTTAACATTGCATATATATTCTCCTGTCTCTAAATTCTCTGCCATTGTGTTAGCTCCAACTGTGTCATCATTCACATGCTCTCTTACTACAAAACAAGGTTTACTATCCCAGTAACTCCACCAAGTAGAGAAAATGTCTATTGTATACTCTATTTCACTAGCTCCATTTGATAAATAATTTACTTTATCAATAAATGCAAAAAACCATTTATTACTATAATCAGGATTTTGAAAAGCCATATAATTAGAACTTAAACAAGTAGCATAACTGAAAGCTACTTTTATTGTACCTTTTTCTCTTATAAAACTATATGTATTAGAAGTTGCTACTGCGTTAGTTGTAACAAGATTTAACATCTCAGTCTCACTATAGGTTAAAACATTTTGATATTCTTTATCTAATTTAATATTTTTTGCTAGTATTATTTTACTATTTCTTTCCATAATTTACCTCCTTATTTCAAAATCAATAGCTTGTTTAAAATTAGTTCCTACTAAGTCACTACTATAAAATATTTGACTTTCTCTAAAAGTCCCTAAAATCTTTTTAATTCTATCATTTTTTATTGTAACATCATAAATATTTCTTTGGTAGTGTATATTTGGCTTTATTATATCACTAATTATTAAAATGTTATTTTTAAATTCTTTCTGATATGGATATATAAACCAACATAAATCTTTATTATCTTTTAAAAGTTCTCCTAAAAATTTAAATCCTTTAAAGTCAAAACCTATCATATAAAGTTTTTTATATTCTTTTATGCTTTTAGGTAAATGAGGCTGTGGATCACTTTGCCACATACCTTTATTAATCATATCTTTATGACGTCCTATCGCAAAACTTGTCCCTGTGTCAATACAATTTTCAATAGCACATCTAAGAGTAATTTCTTTTCCAGTATCATCAACACTACCTGTAGAAAGTTCTACAACTTTTATATTTCCCTCTTTTAAATTTAATGCAATATTTTGTAAATCCCAGTCATATAGATAAGGACAAACTTGAGATATTTTATTACCGATTAACCACATCTTAACTTTTTTGCGACGACGGTCGACCGTACTCCAGAAATTCATGAGCTTGTCGGATTCCCCCCTGATATAACTGGAACGTGACATAAATTCTTCGAAAATTATGTCATCAACGTCAAGATAACTTCCTCCTGCATAGTTCTGCTCCGTAGAAAGTGCCACTACATAGCCGATTAATTCTCCCCTTGTTGTTTTTCCTGTCTCTACATTGTAATTAGATAAAAAGAGCCTTTTTCTATACATTGTAATACAATTATACTTTCCTTTTGTATGCTTATAAACATCTACATCATTAAAATATTGCTCTATCTTTTCAGTAGTAATCTCCTCAAGCCAGCGCCTCATTAAAATAAAACGTCTACCAGTTTTTAAAAACTTTAACACTCCTATCTCGTGTTTTACTGCATAGCTTTTACCATTAGAACGCTCACCATATATTATATTAATAATAGCGTCTTTACTTCTTATACTATCTATATTATAATGAATCTCTTTCATTGTAAACCTCATAAAGTTTATTTATTTCTTTATCAATATATTTTTTGATACGTTCTATTTTTTCAGGAGTTGTTTTTAATGTATATAAATTTTGTGTTTTTACTCCCTCTTCATTACATGCTTTTTTAATAGATATTTTACTAAAACCTTTAATGAACTTAATGTTTTTTATTTTTTCTTCCTTCTCCATATTTTCCTCCCCAATTATACATCGTATATATTTCACCTTTCTTTTTATCAGAAAGTCTATTACTTTTATATAATAAATATCTTAAATATGTTTTCTTATCTAATACTTCACCACATCTTAAACATTTACCATATAAAACATTTCTTTTCTTCTCGTTATTGTATCCACACTTAGGACACACTATAAAATTTGTTCTTAACCATTCCTCTTTATTCATAAATCCTCTTTATAAATAGCTCTCTTACTAGAATTATCTGATAATAAATTAGTATAATCAAGAGCTTTTCCTAAAACATATGTTGTTGGTACTAAGCAACATCCTGATAAATCTTCAATTAATTCTTCTGTTCCTTGATAATCAGTCATTTTTACTTTACTTTGATTATCTACATATATAAGTAAATTTTTTCCTGTATCTTCAAATGAAAATACAAAATTATCTTTAAAATCCTCAAGACTTTTTAAAGCCTTTGCTCCACTTTTTGGAACTCCTGCTACTGTTATTTGTATTTTATTATCTTTTTCTATAGCGTACTTTTTAGCGCCTTGCGTGATAAACCTGTCATACGTTCCCTCACTTTCAAAAACTCCTAGTAAATGTTTTTTTCCAAAAACATCCTCTGGACAGTATTTCTCAAATGGAATCTTTAAAATTTTAGATACGTAACGTATTTTATTTTCAACTTGTTTATTGTACTCTACAAATACATTTTTATCATATCCAGGACGTAATTTTATACTATCAGTATCACAGTACAAAACATAATCATCAAGTGCTATTACTCGGCGTAATAAGTTATCACGTGCCCACGCTGTACACCATACACCGTACGAAAACGACAAAAACGCTTGTTTTTTCTCACTTTCTAACTTATCAACTATGGCTTCATTTGTAATCTCTTCTTCAAACCACTCGCCTGTCTTATCATTATAAATTACATCGTCTCTTATAGTGTTTGTAACACTCATACCATATAAAGCATTAAACTTTCCTTTTTCTTTTTGGTATTCTAACTCTTTTCCCTCAACATTTTTATATTTTGTCTTTATTACATATTTATCAAGAATAAAATTTATAAATTGACGAGGCAAATAATTATATAAACTCCACCAAGATTCTACTATCTCATAATCACAATTATAAGTATCTAAAATAAAATTAAAATCAATATCAGTTAACGTCATTTCAAGCTCAGAGGCTCTTATAATACGTCCGTTGTCATAAACAGCACCTCGAATATTTTTACATTTACTAGAAGAGATAAAAGTGTTGTTATACTTACACTCTAAGTTAGTAAACTTAACTACTAAGATATACGCAAAATGCTTTAACATATCCTCACGCCTTTTAACATTTCCTTTTCTAAACTCTTTAGACGGATAGCGCTCCGTCGTAAGTGCAAACGGATAGGCGCTCGTTTCGTCGTAACTATCAACACTATTTATTATCTCATCAGTAAAAATCCAGTTAGCGTGAGTATATCCACCCATAAAGCACGCCTGAAGCCTATTATATACTATTGGATTTGTATTAATAGACGCTCTTACTATACGCTTATAATTAAAGTCTTTTAATACTAATTCTTTTAACTCTCGTCTTACATGACCTGTAGAAGTTGTCGGAATCTTATCAACACGATCATATGTTGCTAACTCATATAATATATAATGATAAACTACAAGACAGTCATTTTCACAATACTTGTATTCTTTATCAGTTAATTTTGTTTTAGAGTGCCTTAATAACGAGTAGTCTAAATCTCCTGTCATTTTATCTACTGGCAATTTAAATAACTCAGGTAAATATTTTAAAGCACAATTACTCATCATATAACTACATCTTAACAGTATATTATAGTCACTCATTAAAGCTGTTATTACTTTATGTGCTTTACGTGCTGTTACTTCTTTAAAATGAAATACACTTTTTAAGAATTGAAACTCAAATGATAAGTTATGTATAAATATTATTTTTCTTTCAGGTACATTTTTTTCTATCATGCTAAGAAACTTTTTTAACTCATCCCATGTTCTACCATAGTATACCTGCTCATTAATTCCTAGCATCCATATATACATAGACGCTCTATATTCACACGCCTCACGATCTTCTTTAGAAAGTTTTAAATATTCACTTGTTTTTAATATCTTGTTATTAAGAATTAAAAACGAAGTTGTTTCAATATCAAACGTATACACTGTATTATCAATTTTCTTATTTTTTCCTCTTATATCAGGATTATGCTTTATATAGTTTAAATAATAAAGCATAACGCCTCCTATAGTACATACTTATTATAAATATTAATTATTTTCTCTTTTACATCTAAGTCGTTAATATCTATGTTTGCTCTATCAAACATCTTAATAAAATCATTTTGAGACATGTCTCTATCAATTGCTTCATCTATCATAGCCCATAATTCAGATGCTCCAATTCTATCTATAGTATTAAAATAATCGAAATCCTTATCACCTAGCATATCATAATATGTTTCTATATCAGCCATTGAAATATCTCTACCACCCTCAATAGAAAGTGTTTTATACATTGACTCTTTAGTTCTTTTAACTACATTTCTAATGCTTCGTGGCGTTGACGTCTCACTTTGTAAAAAGTTCTTTCCAGCCTTTATTATCTTATGTAAATCAGTAATTGTTGGACTTTTCTTTATTTTAATTCCTGTTACTTTTCCATCTAAAACTTTAAGCATACTATCAGAGCCACCTAAACGCTCAAATAATTTTTTACTAGAAAATGAATTATAATAGCCTTTACTATCTAAATTTTTAAGTTTTCTATTTGTTGCTTTTACTATTTTACGAGCTTGTTTTAAAAGTTCTTCTCTATTATCCATCTAAACCTCCATATTTTAATAATAACTCAGCATTAATTCCAAATACTATCATTAATATTAAATCAATTATAAAGTCATTATTTCCTAAAGTAAATAGTAGTAATAAATTAACTCCTATTAATAAATTTTTAAATCCTTTTCTTAATCTCATTTTTATTCTCCTTCCATAATACAATCTTATAACACCCTATACCAAAAAGCAATACAATTTTAAAATTTTTAATGCACTATACACAATGAAGTGTCAAGATATCAAATCTAA